GTTTCCCAGTCACGATCCAGGGGTGAGAGCCAGAACAAGAGTGGCCGGACAATCGGTGGCTTTGGTGAAGGCTTTAAGTTAGCTATGATGATCCTGGAGCGAGACGGGTGCGAGCCACAGATTGAGTTCGGTAATCGGGCAGCATACCCTACGTTCATTAAAGACCCTGACCTGGAGCGAGAGCTGTTCGCTATACGGATAGACACCTTCGACACCCCTGTAACTGAGTCTACTCAGTTCACCCTAGATTTACCTGTAGACTTGGTTGAAGAGCTTAAACAGAAGGTTGACGTGTTCAGCGATGAGCCTATGAAGCGACCAATGTTCGAGGTAGACATATTGCCTGACCGACCTGGCGAGGTCTTTGTAGATGGTCTATTTGTATGTAAAGAAGACAAGTTTAAGTATGGTTATAACTTCCCTGCTCATCTTATCGAGCTAGGGTGTGACCGCAGTATAGCTAACTCACTAGGCCTAGCCTGGGAGACAAGTAAAGTATGGGCAGAGAAGTTTAATGACCCTGGCGAAGTACTACAAATGATGACTGATGGCCAGCTTGATGTCCAGGATATACACTATCATATCTCAAAAGCACAAGCTACACGTATAACCAAAGCTTTTAGTGAACGTTACGGTAACGTTACAATAAAGTCCATGGGTAGTTCTCTGGGCTATGGCATGAGTGTAGGCGGTAGCCTGTACAGTACGATGAAGAAGTCCGGCAAGATTAAGGTAGCTAATCCGTATGAGGAGAAGGGCACACCATACCGTGAGCTTGTAGAGTTCCTCGAGGCTAACAAAAAGCACATGCGTAGTAAAGCTGTAAAGCATTTTAACCAATTGATAGAACAGTCTAAAGGGTGGAAGAGATAATGCTAACTAAGTTTAAAGAATTTGAGCAAGACGATAGAGCCTGGGACATGTTTGTCACTGGGCGAGCGGGTACTGGTAAGACTACAGGCCTGGCTAAATCTGTAGAGTACTGCATCGACCAGGAGATTAGCTATATTGTGTGCGCGTTCACTCATAAAGCTTGTGACATCCTACGTACAGCGCTACCTCAGAATGCTAAGGTGTCAACGCTACACTCCTGGCTAAAGAAAAGACCGACGATAAACCAGCGGGCTACTAACGTGCAGCACATACAGAATAATCTGAAACAAGGTGAGAGTGACAGAGTTAAGGTTGTATTCATCGACGAGTACTCTATGGTCGGTGAGCAAGACCTGATGGACATCAGAGCTATGCAAGATGCTGACTACGATGCTATGCCTGAGGTTAAGGTTGTATGGTTAGGTGATCCTAATCAGCTTCCCCCTGTAGGAGACTTCCAGTCTGTTAAGCCTTATGGTAACTACGCTGTAACCTTAACTAAGGTACACCGACAAGCTGCAGGTAATCCATTGTTAGGAACCCTGGATGTCTTAGTTAACTATATAGAGGGTACTGCAGAACCTGCGGCTCTTGTACCTAATGGTGCGTTTATCCGAGACCAGGATATTGTTAGCTTATACCAGGCTAGCGAGGCTGACAAAGTAATGTTAGCTTATACAAACCGTAGAGTTGAAGAGCTCAATGCCCTGGTCCAGGGTTACACCTCACCAGAGACCCAGGATGTACTGTTTAGTCCTACAACTAAGGGCAGATACAGCTTTGAACACTGGATAGACCCTAGAGAGGTCTCGCATATTGACCGAGCCTTTGGTGATAAGCTAGGCATGAATACAAAGTTCAAGACTCTAGAGCACTTGCTGACTATGGAACACATTAGCTATGCGAGACTGTTGAATGAGGATGAAGAGTATGAACAGTTTGCAGTAGTCTTTGGTCATTACGAGTACAAGAAAATATCCGATAGTCTTAAAGCTGAAGCAGTTGCAAGTAACCGAGCTATTGAAGAAGCACATAGAGGCTTTAAAGCAGCAGGCTGGGCCAAAGCTAATCCTAGAACAGCCTTAGCTAGACGACGTGCTAAAGCCTGGAGAGACTTCCTGACATTCAATGACTGCGTGATATGTCTAGACTTTGCGCATGCCATGACCGTCCACAAGTCCCAGGGCTCCACGTATGAAGAAGTTTATCTAGACATACAAGACTTAGGGGTCGCAGCTAATATTGACTTCCAGGTCTATCTGAAGCTCATGTACGTGGCCATATCACGTGCATCAACAAAGGTGGTAACTAACTAATGTCAAATTATCCAGATGATATAGGTAACTACAGTAATGACCCCAGGTCACCTGACTATGTCGAGCCTATCTGTGAAGAGTGTCATCAAGCTGCTATAGACTGCGAGTGCGAGACTGATGGGGAAGCCTAGTATTTGCAGGGTCGATGAACAGGGCCGTGAATGCAAGAAATGTGGTGAGTATAAAGCCTGGGAAGACTTCAGACGCCTAAAGCATGGGGTCAATGGCAGATCGCCAAGGTGCAAAGACTGTATGGGCTCCGGTAAACCCATAGTGTACAAGCACAACACAGTTAACCCGCTTGTAGTTAACACTGACCTATCCTGGGACGGTGAGATGGCTCAAGCTTTTATATTAGGAAAGAAACTATGCTAATCGGTAAAGAAGTAAATGTATACAAAATAGGCGCAGCGCAAGCCCTTGAACAAAAGCAGAAGCCCCTGTATAAAGGTAAAGTCGTAGCGCTAAGCAGCTACCAGGCCAACCATCAGGAGGAACTCTATACTTTGGCTGTTGTGATGTTAGCTAATGGAGTGATGTTAGAACTCCCTCTTCATCAGCTGCAAGTAATAATAAAAAAATAATTCCATTTTGATTTTAGTTGTGATATAATTATATTTCAACCAGTGCAACAAGACTAGTTGATTAAATGCAAACTTAATAGTAGGAAAGCAAACATGGCAAACTTAGAAAAGATTATCACCCCAAAGTGTGTACTTGAGTGGGTTACTATTGACGGTGAGGGTAAAGAGAACTTGAGCGGCAAGATGCAGTATGTAGCTAACGCTGTATTCGACCCTCAGACTGAAGAAGGTCAGAAAGTTGTTGCTCAGATTAATGCGTTCTGGGAAGCTAACAAGCCTAAGGGCTTCAAGAAGAAAGCTAAGTCTAACGGCATGTACTACCATGACCTGGTTAAGGACTCTGAAGGTAACCCTGTTCTTGACGAAGACGGTAACAAGACTTATGACAAAGAAGGTAAGATGTACCTTGCGTTCAAGACAGGTACCAGCTTCCCTGATGGGTCACAGAAAGTTGTTAAAGTCTACAATGCTAAGAACAAGTTAGTCACCTTAGGTGATACCAAGATCGGCAATGGTTCTGTTGGTCGAGTCCAGGGCATGATCGGCTTGTACATGAACAAGTCTAAGACGGGCACAGTGCTTGATGCAGGTGTTACTCTGTATCTTGATGCTATCCAGATCAGCAAGCTTGAAGAGTACTCTGGTGACGATGCGGGCTTTGACGTTGATGATGAGGCTGATGCCTGGACCGGTGAAGACGACACCTTCGAAGGTGAAGCACCAGAAGCAACTAAGACTCAACCACGTCTATAAACTAACCCATAGAGCCTGGATACCCGGGCTCTTTAAACTAAAGGTATAAGATCATGAATGAAGTAAACGCCCTCCTAGCTGAAGTTGAAGGTTTCAAGTTTGTTGTAGTAACTTTCCCTAACAGCGATAAGCAATACACCTACAAAACTACTTTTGATGTTGAAGTCGATGACAGAGTCATTGTCGATAGTCCTTTCAACGGCCTTGTCGTTGTAACAGTTATAGACGTAAAATCTATCTTTGAAGTAGACCATGACGTCAGCTTCCGATTCAAGTGGATAGTACAGAAAGTAGATACTAAGGCTTATGAGAAAGCTGAAGAGCTTGAGTCTACACTTCTACAAGCTGTTAACAAAGCTAAAGTGAAGCAGCGAGTTAAAGAGCTTAATGAACGCTTAGCTGAGACTATCGGAGAAGACGAGGTTAAAGCTATCAAAGGGTTGGTCAGACTATGAAGACTCCCTTCGTTATTCTAACCTTAGCTGAAGCGGCTAAGCAGTTAGACAAGTCCTTACCATTGTTTGCAGATACTGAGACAGTCGGGCTGTACGGTAAAGTCCGATTGCTCCAGCTATACCAGGAACACCTCGAGCATGTATTGTTAGTTGAGTGGCCTCAAGAGATTGAGATGTTAGCTATGATGGATGCTTATACCCAGGTCTATCATAACGCCCACTATGATGTAACTGTCATGCAAGAACACTCTGGTATTCACTCGTTCAGACCCAAGAGCTTTGAGGATACTTTCTTGTTATCCAGGTTAGCTATCCCTGATAAAGAGAAGTACAGTCTTGATGATGTCATGGGCTACGTCCTGGGCTACGACCCTTACGAACGCCAGCACTTAAATAAGAAAGCTCTCCAGAAGTCTGACTGGAGCAAACGCGAGTTAACTCAGGAACAACTGTTATATGCGGCAACTGATGTTTATTACATGCCTGCTGTGTACGATGCATGCAAGCATATGTTGGATGATACTAGCTATAAGCTAGATAAGTTTACCCTCCAAAACTGTTGGAAGATACAGTGGAATGGTATGCCAGTAGACCACTCTAGACTTAATGCTCGGTACGCTGAGAATGAGCAGGCTATAGCCGCTATCGACATGCCTATCAATGCTAACTCCTGGCAGCAAGTACGGAAGTGGTTAGACTGTACTGAGTCTGATGACTTAGCTTTAGCTACGATGGAAATCCAGGGTAACGAGAGAGCTGGTAACATCCGTAAAGTTCGTAAGCTAAGGAAACAACAGAGCTTCCTTGACAAGTTTAGACAAGAGCGAATCTTTGGTAAGTTTAAGCCGTCTGCTCGCTCCGGTCGTCTAACCTCTGATGACCAGAACCTTCAGCAATTACCTCGTGCTCTTAAAGGAGTCTTTGGATTCCAACCTGGTGAGGGTAAGGTACTAGTCTACGCTGACTATGCTCAGCTTGAGTTACGCACAATCTGTGCTATCACTAACTGTCTTGCAATGGCCAAGATATTTAGAGAGGGTGGAGACCTACACAACTATACTGCTGAGCTAATATACGGCAAAGACTTCACGAAGCAGCATCGTCAAATATCAAAGTCCTATAACTTTACACTGCTATATGGTGGTGGGATTAGTATGGTTATTAGCTATATGATAAAGACTGCAATGCTACTACTACCTGAACATCAGGTTAACCAGGATAGAAAGAAGTGGCGTAGAACCTGGCGTGAGATATATGCTTGGCAAGAGTCCGGTATTAGCTCATGGCGTAAAGGTCGACTAGGCTCTACTCCTATGGGTCGTAAGTACAAAGCTAAGATGATGACAGATCAGCTCAACATCGAGAACCAAGGTGCAGGTGCTGAAGTATCTAAGCTAGCTTTCCATTACTTTATGAAGCGAGATATGGAAGAAGCTAAGGTATGTAACTTTATCCATGACTCCTTCATCATTGAGTGTGATGATGACCCTGAAGTGTACAAGCGAGTGGCTACAGCACTAGCTGAAGATATGGCAACAGCCTGGGCAGAAATGAGCGGACTATTCGCTATCAAAGACTTGCCTATGCCTGTTAATGTCATGGTGGGTTATAACTGGGGTGACATCGAAGATGAAGATGTTGCTAATATTTGGGACTATGAGCTAGACGGGATGTGGGCACATGCAAAAGTTTGAACGAGACTACGCTGCACTAGTAGCTAAGGTGCTTAAAGAAGGTGAACGACGTAGCACCAGGAATGCAGACACAGTTGCAATCTTTGGCGAGTCCTTAGTTGTTGAGATGAATGGTGACGGTACTTTCCCGCTTATCCAGGGTCGTAAGATGTACCCTGCAGGAGTGTTTGGTGAGTTCGCTGCGATGATCAGAGAGCCTAAGAGTGTTGCGGACTTTGAGCGTTGGGGTTGTAACTACTGGAAGTCCTGGGCAAAGCCTAACGGGTCCATTGAAGTAGACTATGGTAATGCCTGGTTTGCTGGTGGACAGATTGCTAGGCTTAAAGACTGCTTAGCTAACAACCCAACAGACCGTCGGATGTTGATCAATGCTTGGCGACCAGAGAGACTCAATAAACTGGACTTGCCGTGCTGTCACTATAGCTATCAGTTCTATGTCCGTGAGGGTAAGTACCTAGATATGTTATGGAGTCAGCGGTCTGTTGATGTCATGGTTGGACTACCGTCAGATATAGTCTTAGCTGCTACTTGGCTTATAATGTTAGGTAATGAGTTTGGGTTATTACCTGGTCGTATTAAGATGGACTTAGGTGATACTCATGTTTACCACTCTCATATCCAAGCAGCTGAGGCTTACTTAGACAGAGTAGAGAATAGCCCTGTACTGCCTCCTTATAACTACACATTAACCGTACCACCTGGTACTAACTTCTTATCCTATGAGCCTACGCATATTGAGCTATCAAGTGCTAGAGACTTAGGTAAACTTCCATTGGAGCTACACGCATGATTAAAGTATTTGAGAGAGTTAAAAACTGGAATGCTGCACGATACGAACAAGAGCACAATACCCTGTTGACTTGCACGCTCTTAGCTGAAGAGCTAAATGAGTACTGGACTGCTAAGACTGAGGTTGACCAGCTTGATGCTTTATGTGACCTTGTCTATGTAGCACTTGGGGCTATATGGAAAGCAGACGTTGAGGTAGACGAGTTACAACATGCCCAAGAAGTTGCGGTCAATGTAGTGTCTAGACACCTAGACCTTGAGGTATTCCCTCCTGCTTACTATATAGCTTCGTACATCCTAGGTTTACGCAATGACTACTTAAATGTTGCTGAGTCTATGAACTTTGTTATTACTTCTTGCTTAACTCAGATGAGCTATATGGGACTAAGCCAGGAGCAGCAGGAACGTGCGTTATTAGTTGTCTGTGATAGCAACGACTCTAAGTCGGTAAAGAAAACGGCGTCCAATGTCAAAGCTAACGATGGTGACAAAGGCCCATACTTCAAAGACCCAGAACCTAGATTACAGGAGATACTCGATGCAAGAGTCAAACATTAATAAGACACTAGCGGCCCGTGGGGCTAAGTATGGTACACTCGCAGCCAACGGTGTGACCAGTCAGAACCTTAAGAATACTATGCGTAAGGCACCAGGCTGGTGTAACCTGACTGCTGACAAGCAGGAAGCCTTGGATATGATACAGCATAAAATATCTAGAATACTTAACGGTGACCCTGAGTATAACGATAACTGGCATGACATCTGTGGTTATGCTAAGCTTGTAGAGGATGAGATAAATGCACAAGTGGGATGCGAGGTTTTTTAACCTAGCTAGAGAAATAGCCTGCTGGAGTAAGGACCCGGACTGTCGCGTTGGCGCGGTCCTGGTCTCTCCTGACCGTAGGCAGTTCTCGGTAGGTTACAATGGACTTCCTCAAGGTCTAGACGATGATGCCAGAGACTTGAAGAATAAAGAACTAAAGAACTCACTGACTATACACGCTGAGCTAAATGCTATACTTAACACACCGGTAAGCGTTAGAGGGTGGACAATGTACACAACTAAGTCTCCTTGCACTAAGTGTGCATTAGCTATTATACAAGCAGGTATAGGGCGAGTGGTCACGCCGGGTTTAGCTGAAGATAGTTCATGGAAAGACGACCAGATGAGAGCCGTAGAACTGCTCATAGAATCTCCTGTCGTCCACTGTGTTCCATTTTAAAATCAGACGTGATATAATCTATATTCAAATTTAAAACGTGATACGGAGCTCCGTATTCACAAGCAAACAGAGGCAAACAAGCATGATTAAAATCAATAATACCGACATTCGTATCCGCCCTTCCTCAGTTGATGGGTTCTTTCAATGCGCCTTTCAATGGGGTAAAGTATTCCTTGAGGGTATCAATACTATTCCGAACTCTAGAGCCGCTATCGGTACGTCTATCCATGCAGCAGCTGAGACTCTTTGGTCTGAGGCTATTATCACAGGTAGTAAAGATGTAAACCTTAGTAAGCTAACTGACGCGTCTATGGCTGTCTGGAAAGAACAGACTCATGATGGTGTTAGCTATGACAAGGATGAGACTGAAGGTACGGCAATCTCTGAGATACTAGCAGGGACTGAAGCTTTTGTTGACGACATTGTACCGTTTGCTAAGATTCCTGTAGCTGTTGAAGAGTTCTATAAGATTGACATTGACCATTGTATGGTATCAGAGATTGGTGGTACTGTTGATTACATCACTGAAAACACCATAGCCGACCTTAAGACTTCTAAGCGTAAGCCTTCACCAGCTAACTATACAACACAGCAGTCTATCTATAAGCTGTTAGCTCAAGCTAATGGTGTAGATGTCAAGACCAATCTAATCCAAGGTGTAGTACTTAAGAAGTCTGGGCCTGAAGGTATGATATTACCTATGGAGTCTAACGTACCTCAGGCTAAGGCACTGATTAACACTGTCTTAGACACTCTTGATCTTATAGCTAAGGACGTTGCACCGATCGAGACTATCTTAAGACCTAATCCAAAGTACTACCTATGTAGCAATAAGTACTGCTCACTGTACGGCAGCTGTCCAGCTACTAAGTCGCATAACCCTGAGGCTAAGAAGGTTGTAAAGCTTTAATGACCCCTTATGACTACCAGGTAGCTATGTCGGAGAGTGCTCTAAGCATTCTTCGGCAACACGCCATAGTATACCTAGCAGCAGAGGAGAGAACAGGTAAGACCCTGACTGCTATTCTGACTGCTGAAGCGACCCAAGTACAAACAGTGCTTGTAGTGACTAAAAAGAAAGCCCTGGATGGATGGAACGACACCCTCAAGGCTTTCCCACATAACAAGAAGTACACGGTAACTAATTACCACCAGGCTTATAAACAACCGCCACATGACTTAGTTATAGTTGATGAAGCACATAACTATATTAGCTCATACCCTAAGCCTGGTAAGATATGGAAAGAGATGAGGGTAGTCTGTGCTAAGAAACCTCTGATATACCTCTCGGCTACCCCTTACGCCCAGGGCCCTCAGCTACTGTACCACCAGCTTGCCCTATCAACCTGGTCACCCTTTCGTAAGTACACCTCATTCTACAACTGGTTCAAGCAATTCGGTAAACCCTATACTCGTGAGATCAATGGTATACAGATACCACAGTACGACCGTTGTGATACCCCACTAATCCTAGGATGTGTGGAACACTTGTTCATAACTAAGACTAGACAAGAGTTAGGCTTTGACTATGAGCCTACGGATAAGCTACATTATATAGAACTATCTGAGCCCACTAAAGCTGTATACAATGAGCTAATGGAACATAATATAGTTGAGCTTAAGGCAGGTATGCTAGTTTGTGATACCACAGCTAAGCTGCGTGCAAGTCTCCATATGCTAGAAGGAGGAGTTGCTAAGATTGAAGAGGACCGCATTATCTTAGCTAACCGTGAGAAGATCGACTATATCCTGGAACACTGGGGTGACCATGAGGGTCTGGTTATTATGTACCAATACATAGCTGAGAAGGCTAAGCTAGAGTCAGTGTTTAAGAAAGCTACGGTACTTCAGGCTACTAGCTATGCTGAAGGCGTAGACTTACATAAGTTCTCTGACCTTGTAATCTATAGCCAGGACTTCTCAACTGCCCGGCATGCTCAACGTCGTGCACGTCAAGCAAATAAGAAACGAGACACTCCTATAACTGTTCACTTTCTCCTAGTTAAGAAAGGATTAAGCGAGCAAGTGTATAAGACTGTATCAGTAAACAAAAAGAACTTTATCGACAGTGTATTTAAGAGGACCAAGCTATGAAACCTATGCTAGCATGTAGTACCATACCAGACCTTGAACATATCAAATACCCCGTATACGCCTCACCTAAGCTCGACGGCATTAGATGTTTAGCTAAAGAAGGACTAGCTATGAGTCGACATGACAAGCTAATACCTAATGAGTTCATTCAAGGTGAGTTTAACCGGTTAGGCCTTGACGGCTTAGATGGTGAGCTAATGGTAGACGGTGACTTTAACTCTGTACAGTCTGAGGTCATGTCTGTCCACGGCTGCCCTGACTTCTACTTCAACGTCTTTGATTGCTTTGACCAAACTAACAAAGCTTTTGACTATCGCCTACGCCAAGCCCAGGCTAAGGTAGAAGACCTCAATGATAATCGTGTTAGGTTAGTGCCACAGAAACTTATCTATAATGCTAAGGACTTACAGAGCTACCTTGACGTATGTTTAGCTGAAGGCTTTGAAGGACTAATAGTTAGAAGTCTAGATGGTAGGTATAAGTATGGCCGTAGTACGTTGAAACAAGGTTGGATGCTAAAGATTAAGTTATTCATGGATGATGAAGCTGAGGTTGTAGGCCTCGAGGAGCTAATGCATAATGAAGACACTTCAACGCGTAAGAAAGAGAATCTTGTTCCTGGAAATATGTTGGGCGCGCTACAAGTTAAGTGGCAAGGTAAAGAGTTCAACATCGGCTCAGGCTTTGACCACGCCTTGCGAAGAGAAATCTGGGCTAACCCCGAAGCTTATATGGGTAGACTCGTTACCTTTAAGTATCAAGAACTTTCTAAGTACGGCATCCCGCGCTTCCCTACCTTCAAGGCATTTAGAGATGAGTGAACAAAAGTTACAGACGAAGATACTTAGCTATCTTAAACAACAGGGCTACTGGACTGTCAAGACTATAGTGTGTAATCGTAGTGGCATTATGGACATTATAGCTTGTGCACCTGGTGGTAGGTTTGTAGGTATAGAGGTTAAGTTCGGTAAGAACAAAGCTTCAAAGCTGCAAGAGTACAATATAAGTGAAGTAAATAAACGTGGAGGCTTAGCCTTCGTAGTATGGTCAATGGAGGAGTTGCAAGAATGCTTAAAGTTAGTTTAGCTAGACATACATATAGCCCTATAGCTACCCTAGGAACCTTAAGTGTCAGAGGTGAGTTATTACATACAATAGAGAGACCCTGGGTGCGCAATGCTAAGAACATTAGTTGCATACCTGAAGGTACTTACACGGTGCGTCGGTACAGCTCAACTAAGTACCCTAACGCCTGGGAAGTCCTAGATGTCCCCGGCCGTACTCATATACTTATACACGTAGCTAATTATGCTACAGATGTAGAAGGCTGCATAGGTCTCGGTACAGAGATCATGGAGACCACCTACGGCGTAGCTAAGAGTAGGCAGGCTATGGCAGGGTTCAATGTAATATTAGAAGGTACTGAGGAATTCCAGTTAGAAATTACTCAGTACCGACCAATGGTTACTTACCCTTAAGTTTAGCTACTACACCGTTCGCCATACCACCGGCAAAGTAAAAGCCCACGATAAGGGCGAACGGTAATCCTAAGGTATCTGTGTTTCGCGTAGCTAACTCACTAGACACCCCGACAATCCTCTTCACCACCTCCGGGTCCTCAAAGAATACACTAGACCCCAGCATCAGCGCTGACACTACATAGATAAACACATAAGGTATACCTACTATAGCCGCGGTCATACGCTGAGCTATCTTAAATGGTTCATAATGCTCTAACGACTTCAAGAAGTGTTCGGCCTTCTCCTGTGGAGTGAACACTACTGAGTCCACTCCATTCATCGCCCTGTTTACAAAGTTGTCACTCCCAAAGAGTGAACCTAGAATACCCAAGTTACACCGCCACAGCTGGGAACCGAATCCCACACAAGCTAACAGTAGTATTATCTGTAGATTGGGGTACCACATTACCATCACTAAAGACTGTTATCTTCCCTGCCAGGCCGTCAGAATGGACGTGTGCCCTTGCTGGGCGAGCTTCGGCCGGTAATGTAAAGGCCGACGAACCGTTCACCCCAGCAGTCAAAACTCCAAAGAGCTCAATAAATCCGTCTGCCCCTACTTGCCATCCCGCCTCTTGGTGACCGCCCAGTTTATTTGCCCAAGTGTTTAAGAACGCTGTAACGAGTAGGAGTTGCCCGGTCCATTGGGTCCAGGTAAGACCGCCACCTCGTCTAGTTATTGTCCTAGGCACTATATCCTGGGAGTACAAAGTCTGTACGACGACCCCTCCAGCCTGTCTATGGGTAATTAATATTCCGTTCATCAACCAACCATTTGCAGTCAACGCCGAATGTAAAGACGTACCTAAATCATACAGCTGAGGTTCTCTCGAAGGGGTTGGTGCGTCCATCGTCAAGGTCATATTACTGTAGTTATTAGCTTTAACTAAGCTCCACTCTCCTCTAGTGAATATAAAGTCTACAAAAGCGTTTCGCCAAATCCACCTTACTGCCACTGGATTAGGGTGCAGCCCCTCCCCAGTACCTGTATCGTCCATCCACCAACCAGGGGCTTCTTTTGTTTGTTGTAAATAGGCATAGGTATCGAAGTAGGCGCAGTCAAACTCTTTACATAATTGTACGTATAGATTCCTTAAATCTTCATACCATTTAGCATCTTGATCTGTAGAAGGCCTATAAGTACTATTTGGGCCCATTAGGAGGATTGACAGTGTCTTAAACCCTCCATTAGCATTTCCCCTTATCTCTGCTAGCTTCGTCCTTGCATCTGTAGCAAGTGTAGCTAACGCATCTGGCTTAACTGCATCGTTAATACCGTATTTTATAACTATCAATTTAGTAGCAGCACCTAAGTATGGTATTGCGTCTAGGTCACTCCACGAAGTACCCGAGAGACCCTGGTTGTGTACTATAATATCGTTGATCCCTGATGCAACTAGAGCTTGTCGAACTAGCTTCTCAGGTTTATCCGGGAAGTGTGGGGCTGTTTCTACTGTACTGTCTCCAAACAAGTACATGTTCTGTAGTGTGCTACCACCTGTCTCTAGCCACCAAGTTGCAAGATTCTCCCTTGCAATCATTAGACCATTAATATCATCGGCATAGGTATTTAACTGTGTTTTGTACCCAGGAATTTCAGAGGGTACCAATACTTTACCTTCTTCAAAAGGGACACCGAATGTATTTACTGGGCTGGCGCTTAGCGTTGTTGTTAGTCCGGCTAAGCCTAAGACTGCCCTGGTCTCATCTACATAGTTTATAGCTGCTTGCACTGAAGTTAAATCGTCGGTACCATCTAGGTTGGCCCCAAAGTCTTTAAGGCTTAACCGGTCTTGTAGCCTGGACTCTATAGTCCGGTGTCCAAAGGTGTACCGCGGGCTGACCGCTATCCATGTACCTGCTGCTACGTCTGACGGGACGCCAGTCAAGTTTGCTTCATCATACACATAGTCAGCGAACTGTGTAGTATTCAAGTAGACGCGGGCTCGGGTATAAACTAATGGATCAAGCGCTGACATCTCCGCTACTGTTAGTACAGCAAACGGTACGTCCATGCGGTTCATGACTACTGAAGTATCAGCACGGGTCTGGGTTACTGGTCCTACACCTTGTGCTATGTCTTCCATTCCTGCAAGGCTCTTCTTTATATTACGTACAGTCATTATTTGATTCTCCTAACTTTGCCTGTGCCTATCTGGACTACTGAGTAGCCTCGAGCTTTAAGTGCTTGATCTAATGCTTTCTTGTTAGCTAAGTTAATTCCCTCAGCTTCTGCTACAGTTTCAACGATCTCGTGTGTGGCTATACGATGCTGTGGAACTGACGTACGCTTACCTGTGCCTTTGAAACTAAGTACAGGGCCATCACCAAATAACACAACCTTAGTTGTGTCTTTATCTAAACCCTTAGCTTGAGCCTTAGCTGCCTCATTAGCTAACTTTTGTACTTCAGCCGTTATGTTAACTCTGTCACCTGCTTCTTCCATTAGCTCTCTTACAGCTTTAGAGTTTAAAGGCTTCTCAAGAACCTCAGCAGTCTTAAGAACTAACGCAGTCTCTCTACCCTTAGTTGTAGGCTTGAACTTCCGTACAGCGTTGAAGACAGATGAGGCCACCTCAAACTGTGCCCGTACGACTGGGTCAGTAGTCAAGAAGCTCTGGAAGCCTGGTATAGTTATCTGCCCAGCTGCCTGAGATAATGGTATGTCATTCCTAAACACCTCAGCCATCTCCATAACGGCTACCTTTAGCTTACGCATCTCAGGAGTAGTGAAGGTGATCTTACTCAAGTCATCTGCGAGCTTAGGAAAGTGCGTAGCTCTAACCCCGTCTGTTACACCAGCTGTGTACTTCTCAGCTAATGTATTCATCACCGAGCCCTCAATACCAGGTCGGAGGTTCTTAGGTAGTTTTGTCATTACTTCGTTAAATGTCCCATCCAAAGCCGTTATATACTTGGCCAGGCTCTTTGTGACGAGGCTAGGATTAATCCCAGGTCTATTCATTAACTTAACTATAACGTTCTTCTCAAGGCCTTTCATAGCCGAATATTGAGAGTTAGCTAAGCTATAATCCTTGAGCCACTGAGTAGGATTCTCTACCGCAACCTTAGCTCCATCAGCTATTGCCTTGTCTATATTAGACTTCACTGTAGCTAACTCACCATAGCCCTTAGCATTACGAAGGTTCTTGTTGTACATGAACTCATTAACTAACTGTCGCATATCCAGTAGGTCAGTGAATGTCCGGCTATCTGACATGGCTCTGATCTTTCTAGCCTGGAAGCTAAACTTCTCCAGGACTGGACCAGGTACCAAGTCTTTCTCTATCCGTTCAAGCACAGGGTCAAGCACTAGCTTATCATAGTCGAATTCAAAGTTACCTGCCTTAGAAGACTTCGCAGCCTGCTCTTTAACTCCATGATAGAACTGCTTAACGTCTGCAGTATAATTAGCTAAGTCTTCTTTAATCAACCGAGGTATTCTATCCGGTGCAAACTCCGCTGTAGTCTTGAGTAGGTCCTTAGCTCTTGCGTCAATAGACTTAGACAGTGCCATAGACGTAGCAACGTCCAACTTAGTTGCGGCACCTACAAGACCCTCCATACCAGGCTGGGTCAATGCAACAGCTGCTATCTGTTGTTCCGCTGGGAGCTTGCCAGGTACATCAGATAGTCTACCTAACCTCTCAACAGCCTCGCGGGCTTCATCTTCTGTAACATACAGAGAGTCGTGTAGAGCTTTAACAGCACCTTCAGGGTTACCAGCCGCCACGAAGTCTTTAGCTCTTATCGCTGTGGTCCACGCACCCTTAGCTACCTGAGCACCACCTATAATTCCTAGGTCTGCAAGGACACTTATCTCTGCAGCCTGCAGGGCTTTCATACCTGCGACCTGGGCATCTAGGTCTTCGCTCAATGCTATAGAGCTCTGTAAGTAGTCTAGCTCTGTACCTATGATACCGCCGCCTGCCGCACCTAGAACAGACCCACCAATTATAGCTAAACCTTTAGCGTAAGGGTTTACAGTCGGTACTTTAGCTCCAGCCTTGGCTCCAGCAATTGCCCCAGCTAAGTTACCAACAGTCTCACCACCGACACCCTCCATAGACTGCCAGAAGGTAGTATCTACAGGAACTTCGCCTTGCTCAGTCTGTACAACGTACCCACCGTTCTTAAACTCCACAGGCTTGTTAATCTTCTTCTGTAGCAAGTTAACTATACGTTGTATCATAGCCTGGTTAGCTTCAGCTGCTATCTGCTTGTTAGCTTCATTACCAAAGAACCCACTAACCTGTGTGCTCATAGAGGCCATTGCAGGGCTTATAACCTGGGCATGCTTTAATAAGTCTTGAGCTGACAGCTCGTCCTCACTTGTTATACGCGCAAATGCACGCTGGCGCTCCTGAGACTTCTGCATATCTTGCAAACTCTTATAAGCAGGCTGTAACTTAAGTACCTCAGACTCAGTCCAGTAATTATCTACAGGGGTAAGAGGTGTAGACTCCTCACCAACTACAGTAGGTTCCGCTTTCTCAAGAGTAGCTCTGATCTCTTCCTCAGGTATACCTGCTGCAACTCCCTGGGCAATCTTAGTAGCTTGATTATAAAACTCTGCATAGTCTGCTTCATCATAGCCAGCATCGAGCATACCTTGTTTAACTTCATCTTCACTTGCTCCTAGTTTAAGGGCCTCGTAGACTGCAAAGGCTCCAGTAGGTCCGGATGAGTATAGTGCAAACTGCGGAGTACGCTCGCCAAAGCTAATGACGGCATAGTCATCTTGCATTACCTTAGTGCCATGAATAAAAGCCTTGGCTTCTTCAACAGTCTTAGTACCCTGCTCTACCTCGTTAAAGAGTCTCAGTAGCTCCATACCCTCTGCTTTTGGTATCCACTTTTTCTCCATCGCAAGCGCAGTGTCTTGCACTAAGTTCTCTGCAAGGTCAGGACCATGAAAATCCCGTGTAGTAGGGTCAGCCATCTTGTCTAGGTTTTTACTCAGCATAGTAGCTAAGCTGGGGTCTGAGATATTAGGAGCTGTGCGACCAGGGTCAAAACCCCTAACTTCCATGATCTCATGCAGTGGTACACCATTCTTTATATCTTGGAGTAAGACAACGCTACGTCTAAACTTCTTCTGTGACAAAGCCTTAGCGCCTGCTTCATCGCCTGCGTCAAGCAGCCTCTTAATCTCTGTTAGGTCTTCAATAGCTTTACCGCCCTTAGCTACAACCTCAAACTTCATACCTTGAGACTTAGCTACTTTCTTAGCTGTGTTAAGGACTGTAGTCTCGTAGACCTTCTGTACACCCTCGCCTCTAACTAAGTTCTTGATGTCTGGACCAGCTATTGGTATAGCTAACTGCTCACGTCCTTCTTCTACCGCTGAAGCAACCTCACGTTCTATAGCCTTACGAGTCCAGGACTTCTCTAAAGGTGACACTGGGGGCTTGTCTGTGTTGTCTTCAAGAAGCTCTCGAGCAGCTTGGTCATAGTCGTCTACCTCACCTGCCTTGCTCTTATTAACTAGGTTAACTACGGTGTTGTCTAGCTCCGCAAAGTCTTTATAACCTGCAGCCTTAGCATGCTCATCCGAACCTGCTGCATCAAGCCAGTGACGTAGCTGCGCTTTATCCGCCTCCGCTAGGGTAGTACCGTCGTCGTAACCAAATTGCCTACCTTGTTGGTGTAAGTCAGACTGGAGCTCCTGGAGTACTCGTACTTTATTTGTGCCCCAGGTATCATCAAACGTGCGGGTATGGAACAAGTAGTCTTGCACCTCAGGGAAGTGTGAAGAAGTGTACCTAGACGAGCCTCTTAAGCCTGGTAGGTCTCCGCGTTGTGCAAGGTCTCTCAACTCTTCTATACCTAAGTAGCCGTCGTCAGCGCTAGGCTCTTCCTGCCTAAACGTATACACTTTCTCTTTGTACGTAGGGTTAGCTTTACCAGCTTTTAAACTATAAGACTGGTAGCCAGAGTCAGTCTCAACAACATCAAAGACGTCCTGGCGCTTGGACTCTGCTTCAGCTAAGTCAGCTTTCGTTACCTTACCTTCAGTAGGTAAGCCCATCTTAGAGAACTCAAGCTCTTCAGCTTTAATGCCTTTCTTAGCTAAGACATTAGGTACCGACTCAGCCTTGATTGCTTGCTCCGGCAAGTTCTCTATACCCTCTTTAAGGCCTGACTTTATAAACTGTCCTAAAGGCATTACTAGACTCCTTCATTTGTATTAGCTGGAAGCTTTAGTGCTTTACTCTGCGGTGATGAAGCTTGTTGGCCACCTCCAGCATTCTGTGCTGCTTGTTCATTAGCTGCAGGGTCTTGGCTTAACATAGCTGCAGTTCTATCTAACACCTCAGCTATGTTAGGGCTAAACTTAGTCTTAGTAGACTTGACAGACAAAGCAGCCATCTTGAAGAATCCAGCAGGATTAACCTGAGATACCATCTGACCAATCTGGCCTGACATCATAGTCTCAAGTAGTAACTGAGCTTTCTCATCCTCATCATTATACGCTGTAGATTCTATCTTAATCTGGAACTTAGTAAAGCCAAACTCTGTACCTTCTTCTGATACCGGAGCTAATATAACATTGCCCTCGTCATCCTCAAGAAAGTCCCCTGAAGCTGGGTCAAGTTGAGGTAGAAGTATAGGAGTATACTCAGGCTCACCCTCAGGTGTAAACTTACCAGTAAACTGCATCATTGGCTTATTAACCTCTATCCAACGAGGACCTGCCACTTCATCAGCAACCATCATAATCTGGTTAGCAGTATAGTACTGCTTAACTAATGCAGCAATATCCTCACCAAGAGAACGATAGAACGCTTCAATACGAGCAGTCACGTATCTAAGTGACATAATCGTAGCGCTCTGTTGTAGCTTAACCTTGCGGCCTGAGTCAGAGGCATAAGCCATGCCTAGGAAGCTATCGTTGATACCCAGGACCCGCTGGATACGATCAAGAGCCTTATCAACAATGACATACTGGTCCTGAATCTCTTTAGCTAACTTCTCTATTCTTATACCGCTAAGGTCCAGTACAGGTATGACAGCGTTAACTCTATTAAAGACTGAGGTAAACTCGTCAATGTTCTCAACAGCTCCATCTTGCACATAAGCCTTCTCTGAGTTAGCCATTAGCTGAATCTTCAACAACGCCTGGTTGATAGCACGCTGAGCCTCTATGACTTCTCGGAATACTCCGTAGTACTCAGTCTTGTTTGAACTATGTAACTTCTGCACACGGTAGGGCCATCTAGCTTCTTTGTACGTGATCTCTTCCTTAAGAATCATCACCTCGTCATGCCAGAAGCAAGACCAGCGCTTACCTGCAGAGTCTTCTATCACAGAGTGTACAATAAGGTAGTTATCAAATACTCTGTAGTAACCTGTCCACTCTTGACCGTAGTTAAACTCAAAGTCTGCCTCATTGATGTTTAAGAAGTTATAGTAAGATGTGATCTTATCCATCACACCCTTACCAAAAGTCTTAGACACCTGGTCAGCTGACATCCATCTAAACCGGTGTAAGTAAGCTGCATCAGAGTAGTCGTCCATAACACTGTTAGGGTCCAGAACTAACTCTGAGTCTGCTACATGATGGATGACAACCTTATTGATAGGCCTGTTAAACTGGTCTCGCTCACCTGTGTACTCCACATTAGTATAGCTACACAGTAGACCTGAGATCATTCCACCTAGCTTAATCTGGTCACCCTCAATATCAAAGCGGCTGTCCTCAAAGATATAGTTAATAGTATCGTTGAGCACAGCTGCTGTGTCAATATCCCGAGGATTAGTCGGGTTAACTATTATTGTGTTAACTATAGTTGAGTAGTAACCTACAAGCATACGAGCAAACATCTTGACTACATTGAAAGTCTCAGCGGGTTGTCCACGGCTCTCTAACACTGCAAGCTGGTCAGCCGTGTAGTGACGGTTATGGTACAGGTCCCACACAGTATTAGCTTCTATACGAGAAGCTTCAAAAGCCTCATAGCCTACTTTGAAAGTTTCTCGAAGGTCCTTAACGTTAGCTTCCATTATTTAGCCCCTCCGAATATTCTACTAAGCTCAGCTTGCTTCTCTTCAGGAGTCTTCTTAGCCCACTCAGCTTGCTTAGCTTTTATCTCTGCAGCTTTCTGTTCTTCTTCAGTCTGACCTTTAATAACGACTTCCTCAGGCTCAACTGTTGCAACCGTCTCGATACGCTCATCGATACGCTCAATAGCTCTGTCCAAGTCATCTAAGCTTCTACCAAAGTAGTAGTAAGCTATGTGTTCGTCGTTAGTGTCGTAGACTGCCTGGAGCTGGTTCTTAAGAGAACCCATAGCTTCATTGAGCTGAGCTAAGACAGGGCCGGCTTGCTGTCCCAGGTTACCCATAGCAGCTTCAAACTTCTTATTCTCTGTAGCTGTTAATGACGCACCGTATAGGTCATGTCTAAACACGTTACGGAAAGCTTCATAAGCTGCAGCAGCTTTGTCACCACCCGTTACATCATCAGAGACATACTTCTTAACGTTCTTGAAGATACGGTCAATTATACCAGTCTCTTCAGCTGTTATATCCGTACCCGCAGTGTTACCTAAAGCAGTCAGATCGCGTATCTGTCGAGCTACACGCTTGTCTTCAGTGGTAGGCTCACGGCCTGTAAGCTTCTCAAGCTCTACGATAAGAGGTCCAGCCTTACGTCGAGCCGCATCATCAGTTAGGTCAACGTCGAAGAAAGACTTGTCACCTAGCTTGTCTAGGCGAGCTCTAGTGTCACTAGCCTCATCTAACTGCTTACGAGGGCTTGTACGTTCTTTACGACGGTTCACCCGGTCTAATGCTTCCTTGTAAGGGATGTTCTCTTCCGTAGCTAACTCACGAGCCTCACGCTCTGATGCAGACCCTGATGACATAACTTGCTTAGCCTGTACCAAAGATTCTTCTTCAGACATCTGAGGGTTATTAGACCGGATGTTAGCCGCTATACGTTCTAGCGCTGAACCACCCTGGCGACGCTTAGACTCGTTGAAAATCTTAGTAGCCTCAGCTAAGCTAATCTTGTTCTCTTTAGCTATATCACGAATCAAAGTTGTGTCGGCTGAACGAGGACCTGTTATGAGGTTAGCTATAGTTGCACGTTGCTGTGCATCCTTAAGCTCTTGCTGGGTCATCATAGAAGTATAACCTGTACTGGCCTGGAGCTTGTCCATACGAACTAACTGTTGCTCTCCATTAGTACCAGTAGCTATAACAAAGTTACCCTTGAGGTCTTCGATAGGGTCTTCAATGTTTGCGGCGTTCAGTAGGTCACGGTTCTCTTCAGTGACAGGGTCAAACCTAGCATAACCTCCCCACATCTTCTGTCCCTTAGGGTTTTTCTTAGCGCTAGCTAAGAAGTTATTCATATGCCGGGTATCACCATCAGCATTGAATAGTCTAAAGGCCTGGTAGGTATCATTCTTAAGGTTCTCAGTTTGCTGTTTACCTACTTGATACTGTAGTTGTTGTAGCTCGAGGTCCGCGGTCTCCATACGGTTACCCGCTTGGCTCTGGAACTCATCAAGTGCAAGCTGTGACTGTCTTTGTCTATTCTTAGCCTCAGCTAATCTTAGCTCTCGCTCAGGCCTTGCACGCTCATACGCCTGGACGGCCTCAGCACCTTGAGCTAAACCTGCTCCTATGCTTGCTCCTAGTGTACTCATCTCTGTCCCCTACGCTGTAGTTGAGTAATCTGTATAGTAATTAGCTGAGGTGGCCCCAGCGTCTACAGGAGGAGTAGGAGTACGTAAGTAATCTGCTATACCTGTACCAATTGTTTTGACCGCTGAACCCACAGCTTGGCCCGCTTGTTGCTCTGCAGTTCTTGCAACGTTCTGGGCGTACTGAGTATTTTGAGCTAAGGTTTGAGACACAGAACCCTGAGGGTCCTGACCTAAGCCCACCTGTAAGAACCTCGCTTGTTCTTCCGCCACTTTACGCGGCGCTTCTGTTCTTATCTTAGCTCGACCTAAGGCTTCTTGCTGACCAAACTGTATCTCAGCTTGCGCGGCTATACCACTGTCACCAATGCCTCGTTGAGCTAGGTTTTCTCTAACCGTTTGTAGCGACTGTTGTTGCTCTTGCTCAAAAGCTTCTAGACCCTGGACCTCATAGTACTCAGGTGTAAGGTTCTGGTAGTACTGTGATAGGTTGTCTTCAATCGGTCCATAGGCTTCTTCCCACTCAGCTAGTTTATCGTACTCAAACTGCATCTGTGCGTCTGACGATTGCTTGGCCGACTTAGCAGCTTTAGAGGCAGAGTTAGACGCAACCGCCCCACCTATTACAGCCGAACCTACTATAGCTGTGGCTATTCCTGACATAAATCCCCCTTTGCGCGTCTATCACTAAGTAAACGTCGGTAGTTGATTGTTATCTCTTCATGTGCTTCGATGTCTCGCAGTGCTTCTACATAGACACCCTCAGCAGTGATTCGCATCCTAGAGTTCGCGTTTACCGCATGGTTTATGTAGCGACCCGCAGGAGTACGTAAGCCCTCTAAGCGGGCAGGGCAGACTAGCGAGCCTGCTAAAAGTTTAGTAGAGCTAAAGAAGCCCTGACCTTGTAGTAGAGAGTCGGACACGTAAAAATGATCGTGCCCTTCAGGCATCTGTACCAGGTCTTCAGTATTCTCCACCTGCTGCCTTACTTGCTCCTCAGTCATCTGAGTTGCTGCGATCATCTGCTTGTAGTCTTCACGGTTAACTAATGCTTCAAACTTCCGTAGGTCTTCAAAGCTATCTACAGTTAAGAACCGTTGAATCTCCTCACCGTCAGTACCCTTTACAGCGTGGAAGGTTATCCACGTTGTGTCTGCATGAGCGTAACCCGCGCGCTTCTTACCTGACAGACCTTTGAAGCAATTATACCCTGTAAGCCTCTTGGTCTCACCCGTGTCAGTAGACACTGTGATATCCCCGCTTATCATAACATCGAAGTGGTCAAACTTGTAAAGCTGCCCTGTTATAATAGTACCTGCAGGAATAGTTATCTCTCTGCCGTACATACCGCCATGGATATGGTGGGTCACAGGTATATCGACCTGTGGAAACTCCTTAGCCACTTCTTCATAAGCTAAGATAGCCTCTCGGTTGTCCTGCTTGTTACCTACGCAGATGTCAGAGATAACTTGTACGCTACTCATAGTGTTAACCAACCTATTGCTACGGCTTCTGCGAACGTGTTACCTGCTCGCTGGAACGCCTGGATGTTTGTACCTGAGTCTATAACCACCAAGCGCTGAACAATGCCGCCGTTAATTGTGGGTACACTGTGTACAAAGTTCCGGTACATCGTGCCACCTAATGCGACATAAGGAGGATTGGTCACCGCAGCCCCATTTACATTAAACTCAAAGTTACCAACAAGGTCTGCCCAATCGGTAAACTCATAGTCATAGTAGTCTGCTCCAAGTTCTTGCGGTGCCCAGTACTTTTCTACTTCTTTAATATCTTTAGCATTAACTTCAATAGCTGTAGTATTATTCCTAATACTTTCAGTGTTTTCTTCTACCCCGCTAGTAAGCCCTATGACATCGTTAGCTACACTAGTCAGAGTATCTTCGGTGCTCCGAAGCTGATTACGAGTAAGAGCCGCGTCATTACCTGTACCTCTGTAACCTAGAACAATGTCCAAGCGTTCTACTAAGGTACGTAAAAAGCGCTTGAGAACCTCAGGGTTCTCAAGGTTCAATGGGACAGCTACAATACTTTCGTTAGCCATTTTGTCTTCTACCTACTTCGTACTCAAGCTCATAGACTTCACCTGTGCCAGATAGCTCAAACTGTATAAAGGCCCCACGTTGTAGCTCCTGAGGAACCTGCACCGTAGTAATCCCCTCGTCAGTTAATGACCTACTTGCCACCTGCACATCATCAATTAATATATTTAATATTATATCGCCTTTAGAATAAATGTACACCTTTTTATATGTTTTTAACTCGCTTGCTCTACCTTCTACAAAGCGTGCACTCTTAAAGGTTAGAGACTCTGAAATTGTACCTGCAAACATCTCATAAGTCACGTCCTCTGCCCAACCATAGAGGGTATCTAACCCTACGCTAAGGGTCTCTACTCCAAGAGCTAGTTGTTTAATGACCAAGCCGTACCTAAAGTCTAACGCAAGTATCGACTTGTCTGCGTTAACTACGTAGTATACTTCATCGTGTAACGCAGAACTAACAGGGGAGAGGCTAATCTTACCTAGCGCATCCTTAGTTATAACCTTTGCGTCATTACCGTTGGATATGCATAGCCCATCAGTAGAAGCCCATATAGCCGCGTCTCCTAAGTCTTGGATAGAGCTATTAGCTATACAACCCTGGTCGCCCCTAAGAGGCTGCGTAGCTAACGAGTTAGGACCTGTCCCCGTAACTAAATGAGCCGTGAACTTTGTAAAGACCAATACCCCATTAGCTACTGAGGCTATGCCCGTTATAGGGCTAGCATAAGTTAGGAAGAACAAAGGAGGCCAGGAGTCTGGCTGGTCTATTGGCGTAAACCTTAGCTTGTTACCGTCTGCTGCAAAGAGCATCGCGTAGGCTTCGGTAAGGTACCGTAGACCTGGGGGTGGTGCGCCTGACCCTGCGGTCTCTAGCCCCGACCCCTCTAGTTCTGTGTCTTTGAGGCTGTCCAGATATGACGAGGTAGAGTTAGGTAGCTCTACAACTCTAGTGTACGCTGTGCTATTCCCACCTATCCGATACAACCTTTTCTTGTCCACCTGAGGGTCACTCGATACGGGCAGGCTAGTAAGGTTAATTTCTCCCTCTACCTCTACCTCTGCGCTCACTGGACTCGGTGCAGACTCTGAGCCATCAGAGCTATTTACGTAGGTAAGCTGGTAAGTATAAGTACCCTGTAAAGGTCCAAACTTTGACTCGTCTAACTCAGCATTCCCGCTGATATCATAGACAGAGTCAGTGATTGAACTAGACGAAGTAGCTAATGTACCTACATATCGGTACTTAGACTCGTATAGACGATAAACCTGGACTCCTCCACTTTGTATCGCAATACCTGTAGGGTTAGCTATAGTTATTGAGCGCGTAGCGGGGGTACCTGTGAACCTTGGGATTACTCCTGCAGCGAAGAAGAAAGGGGAACCTGCCTCGTCTATTGCGGCGTACAGCGCGTTAGACTGCGCCGCTGCTGTAGCATTGACAATAGCATAGTACTCATTTTGTACCGGTAGGTCCCCGCCTGCAGTATTAGAAGTTAGGGTGATCTCATTAGGCTGGTCAAAGTCATTTACTTTACTTAGTGTGCCTGAGTGTGTAGGAGGCGTTATACCTAGGTTAGAAGTCGTAGTCCCATCAAACTTCTTAGGTGCTACACCGTCGGTAGAGTACATAATCTTGTTATACTCTACCCACTCAGTCTCTATATCCGCGCTAACCCACTGGTCTTTAGCATCATAGTATGCGGAGTACTTAGCATTAGGTATAGTAGTTGCCCTCTTACCTTTAACTGGCGTAAGAGTACCCTTCTCGTTATCTATATTAGTATAGACCACGCCCTGGTTTGCCCCGATAAACTGGGGTCTTTTCCTGGTGGCTAAACCACCGTCAAAAGCCTGGAGCTTCATTATCTAACCTCTGTGAGTAGTAAGCCTACTCGAGCTAGTACACTATTATTAGTAGCTGAGGCTTCTCCGGATATTTCAATGTCAGTACGCCCAGGAATCTGTGAGGGTGCAGTGTTTATAAACTCTATACTGTTATCACCTTGACGCTGGACCCCAAAAGCAAAGTCGGTGATAGCAGCACCTACGGGACGTGCGCGAAGGGAAAGGTAGAGTACCACATTAGCATCAGTACCTCCTGATCTCACCATGGTGCCTATAACACTCAGTACTTGCGCGACCTTGTCCGCAGGTACCGTATAGACTCCTAACAAAGACCGTTGCTCTTCTGGGCCTGCCGCAGAATAAGTGTTTCCACCATTACTCACCGTAACTTGCCCTAAGTGTTCAGAGCCTCCTACGTTCCGTAGTTCGTTTATCCGAGACCACAGCCCAGTCAGTGCTACGGGCGTTGTACCTGCTAGCTCAACAACCTCGGTTTTCTCTAAGAAGTCTGTGTCTAAGCCTCTAACCCGGATGAGTACACCCACATCGGCAGCGTTATCTGAGGCTATAGACATAACCTCTCCAGCATCCGAAGGATACACGTACCGGCCAGACAGAAAAGGAGCAAGAGTCTGGCGTGAAGTAGCTAGGCTCCCATTTGAGCCTTGTATGGCATGTACAGTAGAGCCGGGTACATTATCCAAGCCTGCAGCTAGTATATAGTCCTGGTTTGCTCTAGCACCTCTAAAGTTCTCTGTCATCGTCGTGCCTCCTTTTATGCTCCTTAGCCTTATTTATTAGTGTCTTAACCTCTTTGTACACTAAGATAGAGGTAAGGGCGATGCCCACAAGTGACGCGATAATACCTAAGGTGCTCTGGACGACCTGCAGGTGTGTAACTAAACCTGTGCTAGCTGTAGCTATTGCTACTGTTGTCTTTGTCGCTATCGCGTCAAGCTGCTGACCTGGCATATTCATGCTACCTATTAGTGACACTCCTTGTAGCTGAGTGCTGTAACTAAAGTATTTGCTAGGAGCTGCGAAGTTAAACAGCTCCCTTAGTAAATCTCCCAACAGTCCATAGTATCGACTAGCTATTAGCGGATGTTATAGATATATTGGTCGCCTCGTCGTTCGTTATAGAAATAGTACCAGCAGTTGCATTAACATACGCTCTTACGCTTATAGTATCGCTGCTTTGCAATGACAAAGTTATAGACCCGTTAGACACAGCAAATGTACCTGAAGCTGCCGTTGCTACTAGCGGCAAGAAAGCAACGACCGTAGACCCTCTATATATGCCGATATACCCATCTGTAAATGTCCCTCCAGAAAAAGCAACTTGTATCGACGTTGATACTGTGACAAGCTGGGAGTATAGCGCAGTAAATACTCCAGTTGTAGCATCATACTGCTTTCTATTGTCTTCCCGCTCACTTCCGAGTATAACGGTTGTTAGTACACTATCGGGTATAACCTGCGAGGGCTCTCCTGATTGGTCAGCTCTTACAGATACAAATGCACTATCATTAAAGCCCCAGGCATCGCCGTCTATTTCAAAGTTATCTTTTACCACCGTCTTTTCTCTAGATGTGCCCGTAGCGTCGATCAGTACCGCATAGTTAGGCTCTATGTGGTTGTTTGATATATTATTCCAACCTGCTAGAGCTGAAGAGCCAGTATCATCTAGTGTTATCTGTGCATCTATGATTCCATTGCATATATTTATACCAGTGCTTCCAATAATATCTATTGTACCCGCAGCCGCAGAGTCACCGTATATATGACAACCATTTATTGTATGACCTAACTCAACATCCAGCGCTTTCAAATTAAAGCCTATGTTGTGATTTATGCTAACGCTTGTGAACATACCATGGCATGCGTTACCGCTGCCGCTGCCTTGTAGTAATACTCCGTTTTGGTTGTCTTGAATATTACCACCAACCACATTTGTATTACCGGCTTCTTGAACAAAACCTACTTCGGTATTTTGTGTGACTTGAGGAGCTTCCCAGAGAGTGTATTCAGACCTTCTTAAAACTTGAATACCAGTTCCGCACTTATAAACAGTAGGCATGACCCAACGACCTTGACGGCCTCTAAACCCCGCTAATAGACCGGCTGGTACTGTTGTTCCATCACATACAATCCCGTCTTTAAGGCCTGTCACTATAACCGTAGACATAGTGTATCTATTAGAGTCAAAGAAGCTCAGCCCGGCGCCAGTTCCTGACTCAGGAGTAGACTGATCTGGACCCGTTACCCTTAACACACCTTGTGTTTCGAAGTCTCTTTTCTCTTTCGCAACAAGCACGTCAAAGTCATTTGTTACTGCAACAAGCTCAGCATTATTAAATAACCCGTTAGTTTCGCTGTTAATAATAACAGATGCTGATACAGCATAAGACCCTCTCAACATATAACTTGAGTTGGTCATTGCTTTATTTACAGCTACCGTGTCATCTGTAACACCGTCTGCTTCTGCTCCATATTCTTGCGGAGTTATCGGTTCCGCAGACACTCTTTTAAACTGCAGACTACTCGCGGTTAAATCGATGTACAAACCGCCGTCATCAGTACCTGTGCCACCCGCTACGATTTTACCGAACATAGTGCCGGAATTATTAGTGACTGTATATGACTCTATTGTTACGAAGTCGCCTACTTGAACTGTTGTGCTTGCTTTTAGTTCTGCGACTGTTGCGAAGTGTAATTCTGTCGGTATCTTACACAGCACCCAGTCGGCGCCGTCAAACTCATAAAAGTCTACACTGCCTGAGCCATCGTAGACCGCGCACTTCTTAAACCGGTCAGTGTCTAGCGCATCACGCTCAGCTAATGAGTTAGCAGGGTATATAGTACGAATCTGCGTGATGTTAAAGTTACCACCATTACGAGACTGAACTACTTGTCCCTCACCGTACAGGAGGTCTTCTTCACCTGCAAGATTCTTACTAACTACTCGTGTGTTGGTCATTCGAATGGCCCTCTATAAGATGTGTTGTGCTGGGTGGCTCGGGTACCATCCTGACGGTCTGTTTTCTTAGCTATAGCTAAATCACGCTCGTAGTAACCCAGGGCCTTGGCACTCTTCTCCTGGAACCTGGTGTCCATATCGTCGTCAAAGGCATGACCTACAACATAGTGCTTTATTGTTGTATCGAACATTGAGGGTATATCAAGCTCATCAGCTAAGGTAACTAATGGAGTAGGCATTCTAATATACCAGACTCTTACTACGCCCTTAGACTCGTTGATGCTAGTGACAACACCGAAAGGAGACTGGAAGGTCTCTTTATCTATGAAGGGGTCATACAGGTTAGTTACGACCCCGAACACTGAGTCAAAAGTGTAATCATCAATAGCAGAGACAACGCCCAGGTACTCATCACCAGTAAAAGTGGGAGGACCAGCGTTCTCAAAAGTGTAGTCATTTTGCGATAAACTTTCATTAGGTATAGGATACACTCTGAGTTTGCTGAGGTCTCTACGGTCGTAGACAATAGCATCGATAGTATCGCCTGTCTCTGTGTCCCAACAGACTGCTTGATAGTCGTAGTAATCATTATTGTACCGCTCACCAGAGTTATAACGATCATCAGTTACAACAGCTTTACGAGCTAACTCGTCCATCTGGTCGTAGGATACAAACTTAATAGGGCAGTCATCAAAGGTGGCTCGGGTGATAAGCCAGACGTCATCAGGCAGAGGATACTCAGCTACGCCTATCTCCATAGAGACATCAGCTCGACCCTTAAGAATCCTGGACTGCTTAGCTATGTCTTCTTGAGCCTCGTTAACTAAGCGCAAGAGTCTATCGTCCGTCCAACGTTCTTTGTCCGGGTCAGCTAATGTGTCTCTAGCTCTTAGTAGTATCTTTTCTGCTCTAGTAGCCATTTGCATTAGTACCTGTAGTGAAGGCTATATCTTAATAGCTATTAAGATATAGCCCTCCGAAGAGGGCTATAGGTTAGATAATCCGAGTAAGATCACCTGTGTTTAAAGTATACTCAGTATACTCTATTACGACAATAAAATCACCTGTCGTAGCTGCTGCACCTAAGGTCATGTGGACTTCTACACCGGAGCCTGTATCAGACTTACCAGTGAAAGTACCCGTCGCACCCAAGGTAGCAGAGTCACCTGCGGACATGATTTCAGTACCAGCTTCAGCTGTACCTAATGTCACAGCTAGAGCATCTGACGCTACCTTAGTGAAGACGTAGGCGTCCTCAATAATAGCATCAGCAGGCAGTAGGCCTACTAGGTAGTTGTTAGACGCATCTGCATACTCTTTATAAGAGTCTGCGTTAACCTCAACAACCATACGGCATACGCCTTTCTTCTCGTGGATATTACCCACGCGAGTGTTGTTTTTGTTAGCCATGCTATTATACTCCTACATCAACAGCAATAACACCGTAGTCGATATCAGCGACTTTAGCTTGCTTGTAGTTAGAGTTTTCAGCCTTCAGGTGAGTCTTACGAGACTCCATCCAAACTTCTAGCGCTGACTCAGACTTGATACCAAAGTCCTGGGACTCTTGATACTTATAGTCTGGCTGCTTACCAAATGCTGTCTGAAGACCGCCTGTACCTAAGATAAGGCCACGTGAGTGTAGGTCTGCTGAACCATAGTCAAAACCTTCTTGACCAGTCCAAAGAGCTGTTGCAGGGTTAGCACCATCATACTGGCGTAAACCACACATTTCAATCTCAGAGTCGTCTAAGCCCCAACCAGCGGTTGAACCAGAGGTGGACCCGAAGAAGTGATCAGCTTCGACAATCATCAAAGAGCCAAGCTTACCGATCACGCCCTTGATGTTACGGTTTTGCTCACCGCGTACATCACCAGACCGTACGATAGTTTGGTACCCAGCAGTGTCAGAGCGAAGTAGATTCGCCATAGCCGCATCGATGACAAACAACCAAACAGCCTCGCCATTAGCTAAGGTATAAGGCTGAAGAGGACGACGAACTCCACCAGTTGTGAAACCGTTAGAGGTACGTAGAATCTTCTCGATGTCAAGTAGAGCACCAAAGTCGAAGGTGGTGTTAAGGTCAATAACGTGAGAAGGTGCTTGCACGCCGTCTTCGTTAGTGTTTAACAGACCTTGAGCTGAGTCAAAGATTGACTGGTCTTTAAAGCGTACGAACAAATCACCTAACTTTGCGCGGCTGTCGCTGTGTTCGTTGATCTGAAGATCACCGATGTCAACGCCATCGAACTTATCGCCGTTGTCTACAACTAAGCGATACCGCTCAACTGTGACCTTGTCAGAGAATTTCTTCTTCTGCTCGCCTTTACCAAATGCCGTGTCTTTACCTTTAACAGCTTTACCAGATAGGTTACCATCAAAGTCGAATACAACAGTGTGGCCTGCGCCAGAGTTCTCATTGTTAGACTGAAACACAACAGCGTCTTTTGTAGAACCGGTGAACGGTGCCCAAAAAGACTGTGATGCAGCCTGAATCAAACCCTCTCGCATCCACTTTTTACGCTTGAGATCAGAGCTCAAGCTTACAATACCGGTAGACATAAGAGTCTCCTAGAATAAAAAGTTTAGTTTGAATAAGTATATAAGAACGCCGCATCGAAAGGAACCTACTGAGTAGGGCATGTGCAACGCTGGTTTTCACACTTGTATGGAGTCTACTCCGATACCAGCTACTGACCAACTTAATACTTTTATTATATCACAAAACGCATATAAATGTATGCAGTAATAAATTTATTAAGACATCTTTCTGTACGCTTCCAGTTGCCATATCTCGCTGAACGTATTATCAAAGCTAACCTTACGACCAATCTCGTCTCTCCAGTTAGCTGGGTCTATACACGCCGCGGGTTTTCCTACTACCACAAAACCTCCCTTGAGTCTAATACCGCAATACATAAACTTTTTACCGGCTAAAGTAAGGGTCTGGAAGTCTATCTCTTCAATACGCTCTTTAATACCTGAAACTGTTATGTGGTCGCCTATGCAGCCTAGGTCTTCCATCATCTTAGCTATTACTCCATATTAATGATTTAAGACTAACCAGTCAGTAGCTAATAGGTCGGTCTGACTCGCTAACCATGGGACTTTGTTGTCGCAGGCTGTTTTCATGTAGATGTAAGGCAGGGACATTTTACTATGTTGGTCTGGGACTTGTAGCTCTAGATACATGTCCTTACCGTTCCATCCTTCCCTTGCTACACGCTTGCCTCCACGTAAAGCAGAAATAGCCACACCTATATCAGTATGTTTCATTTTTATAGCTCTCCGAGATACTAGCGTTAACTGCTTGCTCTGTAGGCTTGCTACTTCCTCCAGACTTACTAAGATCAGGACTCTTTGGAGCTCCCTCACCACCTTCTAGCACACGACCCTTAGTAAGATAAGTCTTGACAGTCTCAAGGAACTCATCAAATGTTATCTCACCAGCACTAAGCTGACGTGTATACTTTGGTGGCACATCGTCGTTGATAACCTGGTCATTAATAACTAAGTCGGGGTTAGCTTCACTGAATTCAGCCATGACACGTGTACGACGCTCAAGCTCACTCTCAGTCTTAGCTTTATTAACGATGTTTGTCTTGGTTTCTTCAAACTTGCTCTTGTTCTCAGCCTCGACCTCATTTAGCCGTACTCTCCAAGCGTCAGGGTCACTGTGCTTAAGCTCATTTAGCTCAGCCTCTTGCTCTTCGGTCAAAGCTAAGCTAACGTCAGACTCCCAGCCCTTAGCTAACTCAGCGTTCTCAACCTCCAGGGCCTTTAGCCGCTGATTAGTCTTACCATATGCTGCCTGGGTGTCACGTCTACGCTTCTCCAGGTTAGCCGCAAATTTTACTTCTGGAGTTACCTCAAGGTCTTCAGGTATAACCCAGTTGCCATCTTCAGCCTGGGTCATTGCCGAGGCTACACTGTTCACTTGCTCTTCGAAAGACTCACTCATGTGATTTCCTACTTTATGGTTGAAAAATATATTATATAATATTCGTTTACGCACGTAAACAAATGAGATATAATTTTTATTAAATTTACTGAGGAACTAGTATGTCTGTCCACACCTTCTCTACCCGCGAACGCAAAAAGCCGCTTGAAGAAGCGCTAGTACAAAGAATCAAAGCTGAGTGTGACCGCTCTGGCCGAACCTTCTCATCTGTCGTACTTGAGGCACTAGCTAATTATGAGCGATCTAAAGTATAGTATAATATCGAGACTCTCTCTAGGTGAGGAACCTCGTGAGATAGCTAATGAGCTAGAAGTGTCGTACCCTACGGTCCTACGCTACCGCCGTGAGTTTGAGGCAGCTAAGACAGAGGGAACCCTTGACAAACTACTCAACATGGACAAGGTAGTCCTGGCTGAGTTAGCTGAGACAGTAGCAGACACCTTACCAGCTGAGCTAATTGATGAAGCTAAGCAGACAGTCCAAAAGCTTACCGGCCTTGAGAAACTGTCTACAGAGTTCCAGAGTACCGCTTCCCAGATCAACACCAAGATAAGGTCCCTGGTTATGGGTGTTGACTCTGTGTCTGAACTTGAGGCGCTAACCGACTCCTTGTGTGCACTACAGAATGCCTTCTTCAACAAGCAACAGGTCAACATACAGAATAACTATGGTGAAACTAGTGAAGCTAAATACTCAGCCCTCCTCTCCGACGTCCCTGCCAAATAAGCTACGCATCACAGAAGCAGTGTTCAATGAGTACTTCCCTGATCTCCAGGGTCATTACTCTTTCTTCAACGACCCTGTACCATCGGACATATCAACTGAGGAGTTTGAACGCCGTTACTTGTCTAATAAGCTCTGGCGGCTCAACAATATCTACACGATCGTAGACAAAGATGGTAACCCTCGAATCTTCAGGATGAACCAGGCACAGCTTAAAGTCTACGCGGCCACACGACGACATCCACGTGTGATCATCCTCAAGTCTAGACAACAGGGTATCTCAACCTTGTGGCTTGTCTCGTTCTTCGATGACTCAGTCTTTGGCCATTACCTAAGTGTGGGCCTGATGGCTCAAGGGGCTGACGAAGCAGCGACGCTACTTGAGAGGTCAAAGCTCCTGTGGGACACCTTACCCGATGATATCAAGGGCTTTGTCAATGTCAAGTTAGTTAAGGACAACACAAAGGAGCTTGCCTTCTCGAACAACTGTACAATCTTTATACGTACCTCGTTCCGGTCGACGACACTCCAGAGGTTGCACATCTCGGAATTTGCGAAGATAGCTAATGCAAACCCACAGAGAGCTAAAGAAACCAAGACTGGTACTCTCCAAGCCCTGGCAGCAGGCAACACAGGTGTTATTGAGTCTACAGCTGAAGGCCGTAACGACTTCAAGACTATGTGGGACAACGCAGTCTTAGCTAAATGCTCTGGCCAGCAAGGTCCCAAGGACTTTGAGCCTGTCTTCCTCTCCTGGCTGGACGACCCTGACTGCGCACTGTCACTCCCACAAGCCGAGACCGGCGACTCCCGCGAGTACTTTGCTAAGCTAAGTGACGCAGGCATCACGGCAAGTGTCGAGCAGCGGAACTTCTGGATACAACAGCATAGAGAGCTTGAGGGTGACGTGTACCAGGAGTATCCAGCAACACCTGAAGAAGCTTTCATGGCCTCCCGAGATGGTACTTACTACTCACGTCTGTTCACTGAAGAGGTTGTCCGTGGCAACCGAGTATCCTCGGACTTGTATGACCCTAACTTACCACTTGATGTATACTTCGATCTAGGGGTCGATGACTACATGGTCATGGGCTTTGTACAATGGTACCGTGGTAGCTATCGTATAGTAGACGACTACTGGAACAACGGGTATGACCTAGAACACTACATTGAAGAAGCGGAGAGCCGAGGATACGACATACGTAACTATGTGTTCCCACATGACATTAAGGTGAGACAGCTAGTCAGTGGTAATGGCGGTGGAGGCCGAGCACGTACCAGGCTGGACATGTGCCGGGAATACTTTAGAAACGAGGGTATTCAGTCAGGTGTTAGAGTGTTAGCTAAGTCATCGATCGCAGACGGCATTGAGGCTGTCCGGCGGATGATACCATCGTTGTGGATAGACCCTAGAGCGGGATACTTGATAGACTGCTTCTACAACTACTCTAAAGAATGGGACCCTAAGCTAAGGGTGTGGAAAAAGACGCCCCTTCACGATGAGTATTCACACGGGGCAGATGTCTTACGGTCCATAGCAGTTGGGGTGACTGAGAGTGCTGGTACGAACGATTCATCCCTTGCGGGGCCTGTACGACGCAGGAGGGCAAGTGGACATGATGTATAGTCTACAGAACACGTACTCTACAGTAGGGGTACATTTCTACTCACACCTCCTGCAGTAGGGTTAATAAATTTATTATACTGTACAGTGGGGTTAATAAATTTATTATACTATAAAGTAGGGGTACATTTCTACCCCAAAGTAGGCTTAATAAATTTATTATACTATAAAGTAGGGGTACATTTCTACCGACACTTCCCGTAAATGCTTAAGCCGCCCGACTGGCCCTAGCCCACCCTTTTGTCGAACGACCAGGTTGTCTGACAATCTTACTTCCTAACGACCAGGTTGTCTGACAATCTTACTTCCTAACGACCAGGTTG